CCCATGTAGAGATTTAGTGGGAGGTGTTAAGTTTATTTATTTTGCTCAATTAGATGAAATTACTTCTTTAACAACTGTAGCATCTGAAATAACTGATATTGAAATGGGTACAAATGATATATACAGATATTCAGTAAGGAGAGGCAATGCTAGTGTTACGGAAACAATTACTGGCTCTACTGAAAATGGTACTGTGGTATATGCTCCATCTGTAAATGTAAAGTTAACAGGACTAAGCAAAGCAGATCAAAATGAATTAAAACTTTTAGCACAAAATAGATTAGTAGTATTTGTACAATTAAATCAAGTATTATCAACTAATGACCATAATGTGATATTATGTTTAGGAGCAGTAAATGGATTAGACCTAAATGCAGGAACTAATGCTTCAGGAGCAGCTTTTGCTGATATGAATGGTTATGATTGGACATTTGATGGACAAGAATTTGCACCAATGCAAACAGTAGCTGATTATACGGCAGTTCCGTTTGACAATTCAGGATTTACTATAGGTGCAGTTGTAACGGCGTAATAAGATTTAATATATAAATTTAAGGGACTACTTCGGTAGTCCTTTTTTTTTCCAAACAAAAAAGACTTTTTTCTATTATATAATATGATACATGGACAATACGATCAGCCTTATACTTTTTATACAACAACAGAAGAAAAAAGAATAGATAGATCAGTACCTTCATCACAAATTAGATTTCTATATAAATTAACTAATGATATGGATCAAAATGTTGTTTATTCTTATGGACAAACACAATTAGTAAATAATAGATATACAAGAGTTAATATGACACCTAGCACTACTGCATTGCAAGATGTTTTTACAGGTAAAGTAAATTTTTTACCTAATGGATATTGGACATACGAAGTATATGAGGTTAGTTGGAATAGTGCAAATCCTGTTTTAGCTACAGGTACTGCACCAATAAATGAAACAGATACATTAAGCCCTCCAAGCAACTCTAAGGGCATAGTACAAGGATTAGTAGAGTTAGGTAAGCTATACATAAAAGAACCTACAGGTGGAGAAGAAGTAAAGTATGATTCTTATACAAGACCTGCACAAACAAATTACGTTTACGTTAGTTAATAAAATAAAAAAATGGGAATAAAAAATACACAAGCATTATTAAATGAGCAATTAGGTGGATTAGGTGGGGTAGAGGTTTTTACAACTACTGCACAAACAGGTAAAGATTATTATGCAATATACTTTGTTCAGGAAAGTGTAATATCTGCAATTACTATGGCTAATTCTACAGGATCAGCAGCACTTGTAACGACAATACCTGCTGGGATGACTTTATTTGGTAATACTACTGCTATAACTCTGACTTCAGGTCTTGCTATTGCTTATAAAAACTAATATATGTTAGCATTAGCAAACAAGCTAACCAACTCTACACAACCTATCTATAGGTTTGTAAATAAGTATTCTATTGACTTTGATGGAGTAGATGATGTTATAGTTACTGATGGTGCAGATACTGTATTACAAAATACTACTTATGCTTTTTGGGCTAAGTCAAGTACAACTGTACAGAATAGAGGTGTTTTTGGGCATGGAGGTGTAGGTCAAGCAGCTTTTCATTTTAATTATGATGGTTCAAGACCTAGATTATTTTTGTCTGGGGCTAATTTTGTTTTTTGGAATGATGTACCACAACAAGATAACGGAGAATGGAATCATTGGGTTGTTTATATGGATTATCTCAATATGAATAATTGTAAATTATATTGTAATGGTGTTTTACAAACTGTAGCCCAAACAGATAATAGTGGAACTCCTCAAACATACACAGAATCATTAAGCATAGGTGGAGATAAAGCAGCAGGAGGTAATTACTTTGAAGGTCAAATAGATGAGTTTGCAGTATTTGATAGAGAACTAAAGCAAGATGAGATTACTCGTATGTATAATACCTACTATACACAAAATAGAATAGCTAATGGTAACTTTGCTCAGATAGGAAACGAAGAAGTAAGTAATGGAGATTTTAGTGAAATAAGTTCAGAAAAAGTAAGTAATGGCGACTTTGCAACAGATAGTGATTGGACTAAAGGAACAGGAATAACTATATCAGGTGGTTCTGCTAATTTTACAGGCATAGGAGGTCAATATTTAAATCAAAATATGCTGACTTCAGGAAAGATTTATTATTTATCTTTTGATGTTAAAGTTTTTACTAGTGGTGCATTAACTATATTTGGTGGTGCAGCGAACAATATAAGTAGTTTGTTTCTTGTAAATTCAACAGGTACTTATACAGGTTATTTTACGGCAGGTGGATTAGATAATAGAATTTTTTTTGGTAGTGCATTTATTGGCTCAATAGACAACGTATCAATAAAAGAGGTTGGGCAAGATTGGACTTTAGCTGAGAATTGGACTATAGACCAAGCAAATAGTAAAGCTACATCTGATGGTTCACAGTCAAGTAATGTTAGTTTAAAACAAGCAAATAGTTTAATGGGTTTATCTGCAGGTAAACAATATAAAGTACAATTTACAATATCAGATTATGTGTCAGGGGTTATAAATCCTCACGTTAGAGGTAATCAATCAGGAAATGTACAAGGAAATGGAATAAAAACATCTTATATTATTGCAGGTAGTGGCTCTGATGGCATAAACTTATTTGCAGGTTCAACTTTTGCAGGTTCAGTTACAAACATAACAGTCAGAGAAGTAGCACAGAATTGGACATTAGGTGCAGGAACAACAATAGAAAATGGGGTTGCTAATATAACTGTAGCTTCATCAGGTAGTAGTCCATTAGGTCAATCGGGTTCTTTAACTGTTGGAAAGACTTTTAAAGTTTCATTTACTATATCTAATTATTCTAGTGGTAGTATAGCATTTAGTAACCTTTCTCCTACAACATACAGAAATTCAAATGGAACTCATACTTTAATAGGTGTAGGTGCAGGTGGAGATTTTTTATTTTTTTCTAGTGGTTTTGTAGGTAGTATAGATAACGTAGTAGTACAAGAACTAAAGAGTGATGCTACAAACCTAATGCTTAATGCAGGTGCTTATCAGTCGGCTAATCCACTAATCACTTCTACTAATAGTATGGAGTTTGATGGTACAGATGATTATTTAAATGCAGGTGTTTTACCTGATGTTTTTAGAAATGCTTATACTGTATCAGCTTGGGTTTTTACAGATGTATCTTCAGGCGCACATCAATTATTATCTACAGGTCAAGGTGCTTTTTCTCAAATATATCAATCAGGAACAGGTTTAGTCCTACAAATATTAGGAGGTTCAGGATATAATAATATAATAATTAGTGGTTCTTATTTTAGTGCAGACTATCAAGGCAAGTGGGTATATTTAACATTAGTTTTTAATGGTGCTACAATTAAAGCATATAGAAATGGAATTGAAAATGCTAGTGCAGTTTTAACAGGCACATTAAATTCAATAACACAAGAAGCTAATATAGGAAGATGGCGAGGTGGTTCAGAATATTGGAATGGTAAAATAACAGAACTAGGTTTATTTGATAGAGGTTTAACATCATTAGAAGTAGCATCACTATACAATCAAGGTATGCCTACTAATCTACTTGTAAATAGAAATGACTATCAATCAGGTAACCCTACAGTATTTAATACTAAGCAAGTTGATTTTGATGGTGCTGATGATTATTTACAATTAGGTAATTTTAATAATTTAGGTACATCAGATTTTAGTTTTTCATTTTGGGTTAATTTAGATAGTGCTACTAATGTTACTTTTGCAGGTAAATTTCAAGATAACAGTAATAGAGTTATATTTTACACTAATGGTGCAAACCAAATTGCTACACAAGGAAGAGTAGGTGGTAATTATGCTTGGAATTTTACAGGAACAGGAACACCTGTTTTATTAACTCCTTATTTAAACAAATGGACACATATTGCATTTTCTATTGATAGAAGTGCTAATTTATTGATTTTTATTAATGGAGAATTAAAATCAACAACAAGTATATCAAGCACAGCATCTACAAATGTAGATAACACAGGTAATTGGTTTTTTGGACAATCAAATGGTTCATTCTTAAATGGTCAAATGAGTCAATCAGGAATGTGGAATAAAGCATTAACTGCTAATGAAGTATCTTCTTTATACAATCACGGATTACCAGTAGACTTAAACACTAATCAAGCAGCTTATACATCTTCATCTAACTTAGTAGGTTATTGGAGAATGGGTAGTGGTACACTAGATGCTTTTCCATTAATAGCAGACCAAACAAATGCTACTTTAGGTAGTAATTTATTTGTAGATGGAGATTTTCCTACAGGAACAACTGCTTGGAATAAAGCTGCTAATTGGACTATTAGTAATGGTACTGCTACTTGTAGTGGTGGTGCAGGTCAAGTTTTATATCAATCAGGAATAATGCCTGTAGGAACTCATTATAAATTAACAATAACTGTATCATCATACACTTCAGGTTATTTATCTGCTTATGGAGGAGATTGGGATTCTCAAATTATATTTGCAGCAGGTACTTTTGTAAGATATACTAAATCACTTACGGCTAATGTAGGCTTTGTTGGTAATGGTTTTATAGGTTCAATAGAAAACGTATCAGTTCAAAAAATAAATGGTAACCCTGCAATAATGACAAACCAAACTGCTAGTGATATTGAGAATGGTAGTCCTTATGCTAATGTAGTACAGAATGGTACTTTTGATACTGATAGTGATTGGACAAAAGGTACAGGAGTTACGATTAGTGGTGGTAAAGCAAATTGGACAAATACTGCTAATAATGTAGGTATTACACAAAATAATATAATTACAAGTGGTAAAAATTACAAAGTAGTGTTTACTGTTTTTAATTATTCTAGTGGTTCTGTAAGAGTTAGATTTCCTCAAATAACAGATAGGGTAACATCTAATGGAACTTATACATTTTATATAAATGCTACAAGTACTAATTTATTTTTACAAGGAGAAACAAATGGAGATGCTAATGTAAATTTTTCAATAGACAAAATTACAGTATCAGAAGTAAACACAGGATTACAAGGATATTGGAAGATGGGAGATGGTACTAATGATGAGTACCCTTATATTTTTGACCAAACTAATTCTGCTTTAGGAGTTGATACTGTTGTTAATGGAGATTTTTCAAATGGTACAACAGCTTGGGTTGGTAATGCACAAACAACTTTATCAGTATCTAATGAACAATTAGACATACAAAGTTCAAGTGCAAGTAGTAATTATGGTACTGCTTTTTCTGCTAACAATTTTATATTAGGGAAAAAATATTTAATTAAATTAACTGTTGTTTCTTGTAATGTACCTTCACAAATTAGGGTTGGTACTTCTGATACTGATAATATTCAGTATAGTGATAGAATATGGTCAAGTGGAGATATAGGAATTGGAAGTCATCAGATAATATGGACTTCAACAGGAACTTATTATTATTTAGCTATTGGTGGTAGAAATGATGTAACCACATTAGTAATTGACAATGTATCTGTTCAAGAATTAGCAGATGGAAATGATAACTTTGCCTTAATGACCAATATGGTAGAGGGTAATATCACTAACCAATATCCACTAACTAAGATTAGAAACTACTATAGAATGGGAGATGGTATATTAGATGGTTTTCCTATCATTCAAGACCAAACAAGTCCTAATCTTGCACATATACCTACTACTAATATAGTGCCTTTTTCAGAAAATTTTAATGGTACTGTAGGTAGTTTTTCTTATAGCAAAATTGGTGGTTCAAGTATTACACCAAACCAAACTATTGCACCTGATGGAACTAACACAGGCACTTTAGTTACGGGAGGTACTAATGCTTTAGTTTTAAGAGCAAATAATGTTGTAGAACTAGGTAAAACTTATTCTGCATCTGTTTTTGTAAAGTCTAGTGGTAGTGTTTCGCAAGTTGCAATAGATATAACAGATAATAATAATGTTCAAATTAATTTAACAAATGAATGGCAAAGAGTAACAACAACTACTTTAACTAATAGAGCACCTGTTGGTACTTATAATTTTGTAGATATAGGACTTGTAGGTGGAGCTCAAGCAGGTTCTACATTTTATGTTTGGGGTTTTCAAGTAGAAGAACAAACACAAGCAACAACTTACTTACCATCTTATGGTATAGCAGCAGTAAGAAAAGCAACAACTACTAACTTAATTACTTATAGTGAAGATTTTAACAGTTACACTAAAAATCAAGTTACAGTTGCAAGTAATCAGGGAATAAGTCCAATAGGCACTAATAATGCTACTAAATTAATTGCTACAGGTACAGACCCTTTTGTTAGTACAGATATAAATACTACAAATAAAACTTTTACTTTAAGTGTATATGCTAAAGGTGTTGGAAGTAGTATTGGTAAAAATGTAAATTTCTTTTTAGTAAGAGATAACTATGCAGAAGCACAACAATCTTCTCAATTTGTTTTGACTAATGATTGGGTTAGGTATAAAGCTACTTTGACTTTATCTGCTAATCCAACATCTTTTGTTAAATATAGGATAGATGCACCAAGTGTTGCAGTAGTAGGAGATGAAGTTTTAATTTGGGGTTCACAGTTAGAAGAACAAACACAGGCAGAAACTTATGCTAAGACAACAGGATTACCTGTAACAATAGATTTATTCACAGAAAACAATTACGGAACAATGACTAATATGGTAGCAGGAGATATAGTCTTAGATACACCAAATAACCCTGCATAAAAATAAAATTATGATATATACAACACCATTAGTAACATTATTAGCTGAAGTAGATGCAGAGGGAAATCCTGTATGTGATTTCTCACAAATAGTAGAAGATTCTGCTGCAACTGTTAGAAGGTCTGTAGATGGTACATTATTTATTGCTAAATTTGAGGGCGATACTCCAACTTTTTTAGATGGATTAGATCAATATACTCACGAGGAAATCCTAGTAATAGTAAATACTGCTGCTTGGACACCTGAACAAGAATAAAAAAAAATGGAAAACATACTAAATATAGATTTATCAAGCGTAACTTCACCTATAGTAGAAGAAGTAAGAGGTAAAGATTGGATAGAATATGGAACAGAAGAATGGTCTAATTTATATCCACAATTTTTAATAGACCTTTATTATGGAAGTAGTACTCATGCTGCTATTATAAATGGAACTGCTGACATGATCGCAGGAGATGACATAATAATTGATGAAGATGGTAAAGAAGATAATTTAGAAAGGTATGTTAAGCTGCAAAATTTCTTTTATAATGCTAATGGTAAAGAATCATTACATGAGATAATAAAAAAAATAAGTTTAGATTTTAAATTACAAGGTGCTTTTGCATTACATTTAATTTGGAATAAAGGTAAAACAGAAATAGTTGAACTTTATCATATACCAGTAGAAAGGGTAAGAAGTGCTATACCAAATGAAATGGGTGTTGTAGACTATTACTATGTTTCTGCTGATTGGAGTGATACTAGATTAAATAAACCTACTAAAATAGCTGCATTTAATAGTAATGATAGAACAGGTGCTAGTCAATTACTATATAGTGGCTTATATAGTCCTAATATGGACGTCTACCATACACCTGATTACATAGCAGCAAACAATTGGGCTATGGTAGATCAGAAAGTATCTGAATACCATCTAAACAATATAGCTAATGGCTTTAGTGGATCATTTATGATTAATTTTGCTAACGGAGTACCAACACAAGAAGAAAGAATTTCTTTAGAAAGAAGTCTTGCAGCTAAATTTTCAGGTAGTTCTAATTCAGGTAAAATGATAATTACATTTTCAGATGATAAAACTAGAACTCCTGATATATTTCCAATATCTGTAAGTAATGCTGACAAACAGTATTTGGCTTTACAAGAACTTTTGGTGCAGAACATTTTGACAGGACATAGAGTTACCTCACCAATGCTTTTAGGAATTAAATCAGATACAGGATTAGGTTCTAATGTTGATGAACTAAATAGTGCTTTTGAAGTATACTTAAATACAGTAGTAAAAGGCTTCCAGATTCAAATATTAAGAGTTTTAGCAAAGATTTTTAGAATAAATAACATGGACTTGCCTATTTCATTTGTTCAAGCTAAACCTATTACTACTCAATTTACTATAGAAGATATGAGATCAGTTATGACTCAAGCAGAAATTCGTGAAGAACTAGGACTTGCTCCATTAGAAGAAGATCAGGTGGTAGAAGAAGATGATTATAGTAAAGTGGGAATGATTGATGGAAAGCCTGTTTATGATACAAAAGAAGAAGCTATTGCTCATGCTGAAAGACTTGGGTGTAGTGGTTACCATGAACATGAATACGAAGGTAAAAATGTCTTTATGGCTTGTGAAAGTCATGATGAGTTAATGAATTTTAGTAAAACAGAATTAGATGTATTTCTAGAATCAATGGAAGATATACCTAAAGACTGGGAATTAATAGATGAAGAAAAAGTAGAAGATGAACATGAAGATTTTGATTTTGAGCAAAGTCTTAATGAATTTGCTAACGATAAAACTGAATTAGCATCTACAGGTATTGCAAGACCTAATGCAAAAACTAGAGGTAAAAACAATCAAGATGGAGTAAATAAATCATTTAATGATTATTATAAAGTAAGATATGTTTATGCTAAAGATAATTTTTTATCACAAAAAGGAGAAACTAGAGATTTTTGTAGACTAATGACTTCAGCAAAAAAGATATATCGTAAACAAGATATTATTAATATGGGAAGTATGGAAGTTAATAAAGGTTGGGGACCTAAAGGGGATTCAGCTACATATTCTATATGGTTTTGGAAAGGAGGTGGAAATTGCCATCACTATTGGCTTAGACAAATTTATAAGACTTCACTAACTAATGCTAAGAGTAATATATCTCCTAGTCAATTGATAGGATATACTAAAGCTAGGTCAGAAGGATTTACTGCTCAAAAGAATGATAACAAAGTAGCTAAAGCACCAAAAAGAATGAAAAATAACGGATTTAAAAACCGAAGATAATTATGGCATACGTACTATTTATATCAGAAGATAAACTAAAAGATTCTACTGCAATCAATATGAATGTAGACGTTCAATTTTTGTTGCCTTATGTAAGAATTGCACAAGAAAAGTATATAGAAACAAAATTAGGAACTAATCTATTTGTAGCAATTCAACAAATGATTAAATTAGGTACAATAGGTAATGTTGGAAATGCTAACTATAAATTACTATTAGATGATTACATAGCTGATGTTTTAATACATTACAGTTTCTATGAGGTTTTACCTTTTTTAAGATATAAGGTACAAAACAATAATGTAGTTGCGAAAACTGCTGAAAATTCTAATCCTTTATCAAGAACAGATGCACAAGATTTAAGATCAGAAGTTTCAAATACTGCTCAATTTTATACAGAAAGGCTTGTTTCTTATTTATGTGATAATTCAAATCTTTATCCTGAATATAGTACGAACACAGGAAGTGATATTTCTCCTGATTCTAATTCATATTATCAGGGAATGAATCTTGAAAGAATAAGAATTAATGATCATAAAATAACAATAAGAGATTTTTTAGATACTACATATAATTAATGAAGAAACATTATAAAATTAAAGAAGTAAATAAAATAAAATTAAAATCATACTTGACAAATGCCGATAAATCTAGTAACAAAGGAAGTGGGAGAAGTAATAGGGGTAAATTCAGTAATTCTAAGCGTAACAACATTCAGTAACATAGAAATAGCTTTAAAGATTATCCTGTTAGTTGTATCAATAGCCTATACAATAGACAAATGGTATAATCAAAAAAAAAGAAATTCAAAAAAATAATTTTGAAATATTTTAAAATATCTGAGTTTGATAGTCCTGATGTAGAAGGAAGTGGGAATAATATGAATAAAGTTTTGATAGGATTATTAGATCAAGCAAGAGAAAGAGCAGGAATACCTTTTAAAATTACAAGTGGTTATAGAACAGTAGAATGGAATCTTAAAGTTGGGGGTAGAGTAGGTTCTAGTCATATAAAAGGTTTAGCCGTAGATATATATTTACCAAAAAGTTCAAGAGATAGATTCTTAATTATTAATGCACTTATAGAAGTCGGCTTTAATAGGCTAGGCATAGCATTTAAGAAAGGATTTATTCACGTTGATATAGATAGTAGTAAAGACAGTAATGTTATTTGGAGTTATTAATTTAAAACAAAGAAAATGAAACAATATTTAATAGGTAAAATTTTAAAAAGTCGTAAAGTATGGTACACTATAGCAGCAATAGTAATTCCTTTTGTAGCTAGAGTTTTAGGAATTGATGAGGTTCACGTTACAGAAATGTTCTGGTCATTAGTTGCTTTAACAGGTGCGCAAGGACTAGCTGATAGTGGAAAAAAATAACAGATACAGATTAAAGCCACACGAGATACAAGTCATTCAAAAACTGCGAGAGCAAAAGATAAGTAATATATTAGTAATAGGAGATTTGCACGAACCTTTTTGTCTTGATGAGTATCTTGATTGGTGTGTAGAACAGTATGAAACTTGGAACTGTAATCAAGTAATATTCATAGGAGATTGTATTGATTCGCACGGATTTTCATATCACGAATCTGATCCAGATGGTATGTCAGCAGGAGATGAGTTAAGTTATGCTATTAAAAGAATAGCAAGATGGTACAAAGCATTTCCTAATGCAGATGTTTTAATAGGAAACCACGATAGAATGGCTGCAAGAAAAGCTATGACAGGTGGTATCCCATCAGCTTGGATAAAGTCTTATAATGATGTTTTAAAAACACCTAAATGGAATTGGGTAGAAAGTGTTATATATAATGATGTATTGTATGAACACGGAGAAGGTGGTCAAGCATCAACAAAAGCTAAAAATAATATGATGTCATCAGTTTGTGGTCATACACATACTGCTGCTTATGTTCAATGGTTTTGTGGAAAAAAGTACAGAGTGTTTGGTATGCAAGTAGGTTGTGGTGTAAATCATAAATCTTATGCAGCAGCTTATGCAAAAAATTTTCGTAAACAATCTATAGGTTGTGCAGTAGTATTAAACAACGGAACAACTCCTATAAGTCTTTTAATGCCCTTATAAGACTTTATATTCTTTTTTAATAGTATTACACTAGTAAAGACATAAAATGTCTTAAATCATTCCTATT